AAGAAGACCTCTCGACTTCCGCGTTTGCCGAGAAATACCGCTCAGTCACCATCGGCGCACATCGCGGCCAGTGGGACAACTCCGTTACGCCCTATCTTGTCGGCATCATGGATGCTGCCGACCTTCCTTGGGTGGAGGAGATCGTTATTAGCGGCCCGCCGCAGTCAGGTAAAACGAATGGTGTCATCAATATCCTGTTGAAAAATTTTTACCGGTACGGGGGCAACGGGAAATTCATCATGTTTCCCAACGAGCTGCTGTCGAAACTGTTTTTCAGGGTGCGGCTGGTCCCGATTTTACAGGGGTGTCCACCCCTGGCACGCCGCATATCTCCTGATCCGCGTGATACAACCAGCGAAAAAATCAGTTTGCGGGACGGAACGCATATTTTCCCGGCCTGGGGGTCGTCAGCAGCCAAGCTCTCCAGTTTCCCGGCAGACTGCTGCGCCTCTGACGAAATAGATAAAAACGCCGATTTGACCGGGGATGAGACCGACCCACTGTCTCTGTTGGAGGACCGGGTGAGGACTGCCCGGCGGCGGATTATTTTGAAATGTTCTTCGCCGACACTGGAAACCGGGCATATCTGGCGGGCGCTGCTCAAATGCCTGTACCTGTTCCATCAGTTCGTTGTCTGCCCGCACTGCGGAGAGGCGCAGCGGATGGATGAAACGCGGCTTACCTGGCCGGGTCAGGCGGGGCTGTTCGACCAGACGGAGAATGGCATCAGCCAACCGACGGCGGAGCCGGAACTTTTAAAGAGCATGAAGATCGTCCGCTACGTCTGCGCCGGTTGCGCTTGTCTATGGGATGATCAGGAGCGTAATCAGGCGGTGAAGCTGGGCGGCTGGCGCACCGATGCCGGAATGTTGCTGGCCGATGCCCTGGCGACCAGGCCAAGGTCGGTGGGGTTCCAGATCGAGGGGTTTACCTGCCCGGATATCTCCTTATCCGATCTGGCGGCGGAGATCATCAATGCCCGCAGCGGTGATCCGGCGGCGGAGAAGCGGCGGGACAATTCTTTTTTCGGGAGGCCGCATCAACCTAAAGCGGCAGGGGAACGGAAAACCGATTCCATCCTGCGGCTGGTAGATGAACATCAGCCGCGGGGAGTGGTGCCGCAAGATACGGCCCGGCTGATCATCAAGGCCGACACTCAGAAAACCGGCTTCATGTATCAGGTCTTGGCACTGGGCTATGCCGATAAACCGTTTTTCCACCTGGTAGATCACGGCTTCAAAGAGACATTCGAGCAGCTCAACGAATATGGCCAGCAAAACGAATTTTACGATGCCGCCGGGCTTGGTTATCGCTGTATAGCCGGGATCATCGACTCGGGGGGCGGCACTAACCCCTACAATCCGAAGCATTCCCGCACCGCCGAAGTCTACGAATTCTGCCGGCTCAACCCCTTCTGGCGGCCGGTAAAAGGGCGGCGCGATCAGGCCACCCCCTGGAGCATTACCAGGCTGGAATACTACCCTGCCCGCGATGGCAGCAAAGTGGCGATTCCCGGTGGACTGAACCTCTACACCATAAACGTCACCCTCTACAAGAACCAGCTGGCCGGCAAACTGAACCTGGAACCGGGAACATCCGGCAGCATCACCCTGCACGCCGGGCTCAACGACGGCGGCCCCCATTCGGGCCAGCAGTACGCCGCCCAGCTATGCGCTGAATACCAGGACAAGCGCGGCTACTGGGAATGCCCCAAAGGCAAGGCAAACCACTTCTGGGATTGCTGGGTCTACGGCCTGGCCCTGGCCGATATTCTCGGCATGAATCGCAAAAAGAAGACAGCTGCCAGCGAATCCAAGCCGCAGAAGGCTCTACCGCAGGCCCCGATCAATAACCGACAGCTCCCCAGCTGGCTACTCAACAGGAGGCGATAATGAATGACAGCAAGCCGCAGATTTATAAAAGGGAAGACATGTTGCCGGTAAGTAAAGTCCGGAAGATGATTCCCGGTAAAAATGGTGGTCCATGTTCGCGGCAGCACGTTTATAATTTGATTGATCTTGGAAATTTGAAGCCGGTATTTAAGTTTGGTGGCAAGCACTGCGTCTGCGTGCCGCGGCCAGTTGTTGAAGAATATATCAAGAGCTGCGAGTTTGATCCGGCAGCATAAAGAGGGACACTAAATACCAGATATAGACAAAATAAATTGATAAACACTATATTTAGTAAAAAAACCTGTCCACACCGTCCACACCGTCCATACCGTCCATGACTATTATGATTTTTTTATCAATCATAACAGCATGGCAATTACCCCGCTTTTCACAACTGCTGAACTAGACACTCAAATCGCCGCCTACAAACAGGCGCTGCTCGACCTGGCCGGCGGTAAATCCGTGCGCCTGGCAACGTCCGGCGGCAGCGATCGTCTCTGGACCAGCGAGGATGTCGTTGAATTGCGCAACACTCTCGAATGGCTGCAAAACGAGCGGGTCAAGCTTTCCGTCGGCTCCGCTCCGCAGTTCCTCCCCGGGAGGCCCAGACGATGAGCGGCGGCGCACGAGTCGGCAGATCATACCTTTCCCCCCGAGCCCAGGCCGGAGTAATTCCCAAGCTGCAGGGCGCGGCCATCCACCGCACCGGCGGGGGGGCTGCCGGCACCCTTTCCAACTGGTCCCCCCGTCGTCTCACCTGGACCGAAGAAGGCCGCCAGCGTGAAGCCATCGTCAATCGTGCCAACGACATTGCCGCCAACAACGCCCACGGCGCCAGCCTTATCGACGCTATCACCATAAACACCGTCGGCACCGGCCTCTGGCCGCAGTCGAAACCAAACTGGAAACGCCTCGGCATCACCGAAGAACAGGCCGCTGCGCTTGCCGAAAACATGGAATGGGAATTTGAACAGTGGAGCCGCGAAGCCGACGCCTCCAGTCCATCGGTCGAAACCGCCACCTCCAACTTTTACGGCCTCCAATTCCAAAACATTTATTCCCTGCTGGTCAACGGCGAATTCATCAACCTGCCGCTCATGCTCGACGATCCGGGCCGCCGCTACTCCCTGGCGTTGCAGGCCATTGATCCGGTTCGCCTGCGCACCCCCATGGCGCTGATCGGCGCCAAAGATGTCCGCGACGGCATCCGCCTCGGCAAAAACGGCGCTCCAATCGGCTATCTGCTGGCCGATCCGGAAGACGGCCGTTTCACCACCTCCCTCGACCTGCGCAGTTTCCGCGAGCTGGCCCCCCGGGCCGGACATCGCCCGCTGATCTTCCACCGCTTCCACAAGAAAAATCCGGAGCAGGTGCGCGGCGTATCCATCCTCGCCCCGGCCATGAAGTTTTTCCGGGATATGAACGACTATCTCGATTACGAGCTGGTCGGCGCCATCATCGCCGCCTCGTTCCCCGTCTTCATCCAGAAATCGTCCGCTTACGACGCCAAGGCGGAACTGGGGACCGAGGCGACCGCTACCGACCCGACCGTCTACCAGGAAGTCGGCCCCGGCATCATGTACGGCAATCCGGGCGAAGAGCCGAAAGTTCTCTCCAATACCCGCCCCGGTAACTCCTTCGGCGTTTTTGTCGAAACCATCCTCCGGGCCGTCGGCGCCGCTGCCGGCATGCCTTACGAAGTCATTGCCAAGGACTTCAGCAAGACCAACTACTCCAGCGCCCGGGCCGCACTCGAAGAGGCGTGGCGCGTCTTCGGCATGTACCAGGACTGGCTGGTCTCCTATTTCTGCCAGGTTATCTGGGAAATGGTCTTCGAAGAAGCCTGGCTGCGCGGTCGCATTGTCCTCCCCAAAGGCGCCCCCGACTTCTATGCCGCCAAGGCCGAGTATTGCGCCGTCAACTGGATCGTTCCTGAGCGCACCAACCTGGATCCGGTCAAAGAGATTGTCGCCGCCGTCATGGCCAAAAATAACAACATGGGCACCGATGCTGAGTTTGCCGCCAAGCGGGGCAAGGATTGGGAAGCACAGTACGAGCAGCGCTCCCGCGAGATCAAGCGGGCCGAAAAACTCGGCCTGCCGGCCGCTACCGGCGCCAAAAAGGAAAACGTCTCCAAACTGCCGTTAGAGGAGCAACCATGAGAAACATGAAAATAGCCGAACTGCTGTTCAACCGGCCCCTGATGATATCGGAAGCAAAGCTCAACAGCATTCTCCATGTCATGGGGCCCCGCTTCAATCTCGACGTGGCCGGACTGCCTCAGGCCGAAGCGGCTGTGCTGTCCGACGATCAGCGGTCGCGCTCCGGCTACCAGGTCAAGAACGGCATTGCCGTAATCGGCATCTACGGCCCGCTGGTCCATCGCATTAATATCAACGACTTTCCCAGCGGCGGCCCGACCACTTACGGCGCCATCCGCCGGGCCTTTGACACCGCCCTCCAGGATGAAGGCGTACAGTCCATCATCCTGGATGTCGATTCCCCCGGCGGCGAAGTCAACGGCTGTTTCGACCTGGCCGACCACATCTTTCAGTCGCGCAGCATCAAGCCGATCTCCGCCGTGGTCAACGAAATGGCCTATAGTGCCGCCTATCTTCTGGCCAGCGCAGCCGAACGGATCTACATCCCCCGCACCGGCGGCGCCGGATCTATCGGCGTCATTGCTTCCCATGCCGACTTCAGCAAATACGAAGAGGCCGAAGGGATCAAGATCACCCATATTTTCGCCGGGGCCCGCAAGGCCGACTTTTCGCCCCATTTCCCCCTTTCCGAACCGGCCGCAGCCGCCCTGCAGGAATCGGTTGACGATACCTACATTCTGTTCAGCGAAACCGTCGCCCGCCACCGCGGCCTGTCGGTCAAAGCTGTCCAGGCTACCGAAGCAGGTTTTTACATAGGCAAGAAAGCCGTTGCCGCCGGGTTGGCCGATGAAGTCATGCCGGCTGCAAAAGCGCTTGCCACCGTCCGCACCAAAGGCAGGAACCCAATATCCGCAGTTACCCATAAGGAGAACCAGACTATGAACATTACCGAGTTGAGAGAAAACCACCCGGAACTGGTGGCTCAGATAGAGTCCGACGCCAGAACCGGAATGGTAGCAGAAAGCGCCGTACAGGAAGCCACCGCCGCTGAGACCACCCGCCTGTTGGGCCTGGTCACGGCCACCATGGGCGAAGAGACCGGCACGAAGTTTGGCGCGGTTGTCGCCTCCGGACTCACTGCCGAGCAGGCTACTACCCTCGGCATCACCGTTAATGCGGCCGGAACCGAAAGCCAGGCCGATCTGGAAAGCCGGGCAGCCATCCTGAAAGGGATTCAGGGTGTTGCTCCGGAAGGGATGCAGGGGATCAAGCCGGCTGATGCCGCTGCCGAAGCCCGCACCTCCGCAGTATCCGCCATTGCCGCTGGCGGCAGCATCAAAAAATAACGTCGAAGCATCGACCCCAAAATTAAAGGAGAACCGACATGAGCGAAACCTACACCCCCGATAACCTGATAGCAGGCGATTACCCGATCGTAACGGATATCGTCACCATCTCTGAAGCCGACCTGGTGCGTGGCACCCTGCTCGGCAAGATCACCGCCACCGGCAAGTATGTGCTGTGCGACACCGACGGCACCGACGATGGCCGCCGCACTCCGGCCGCCATTCTCGGCGAAGCCGCTGCCGCTTCCGGTGGCGATGTCCAGGCGGTGATCTACCTGTCCGGCGCCTTCAACGGCGACGCCGTCACCTTTGCTACCGGCGAAACCGCTGCCACCCACCGGGCCGCCCTGCGCGACCTCAACATCTACCTGAAAACCCCGGTGTCCGCATAACGGCGCCGTAACCCATTACTGGAGGAATAACCAATGAGCATAGATATTTTTGATACCAGGACAATGCTGGAAGCGGTCGAGCAGATGGTCCGCCCGTCCATGTTTCTGCGTGACACCTTTTTCCCGGCCGCCACCCCGGTGGAGACCGAAACCGTCGATGTCGACATCATCAAGGGGAAACGCCGCATCGCCCCGTTCTGTTCGCCCCTGTCCGAAGGGAAGCTGGTGGAAGGGATGGGCTTTTCTTCCTCGGCCATCAAGCCGGGCTACATCAAGCCGTTCATGATCACCTCTGCTGCCGATCTGCTCAAGCGGATGCCGGGCCAGACCCTTTACTCCGGCGGCCAGACCATCGAGCAGCGGGCCCAGATCAAACTTGGCCAGGACCTGGCCGAACTGATGGACATGATCGACCGGCGTGAAGAGTGGATGGCTGCCAAGGCCCTCGATCTCGGCGCCATCACCATGACCATCAAAGGCGAAACCGCCGACAAGACCGTCGCCGTCGACTTTGCCATGGGTGCCACCCACAAGATCACTCTCACCCTTACCGATCTCTGGAACGATACCGAGTCCGACCCGATCGCCAACCTCGTTACCTGGGCCCGGCTGATCCGCCAGGACTCCGGCGTCAACCCCACCGATGTGGTCATGGGTGCCGATGCCGCTGCCGCTTTCATCAACAATCCCCAGGTACAGAAGCTGCTCGACCTGCGCCAGGTTGATGTCGGCGCCATCAAGCCGCAGCAGCTCCCCAACGGCGTCTCCTATGTCGGCCGCATCAATGCTCCCAGCCTCTCCGTCGATGTCTGGACTTACGATGAGTGGTTCATCGACGACACGACCGGCCTGGAAACCTCCATGGTCCCGGCCAAAAAGGTCTGGATGGGGAGCCGCAACGCGAAGAACAAAACCCTCTACGCTGTCATCCAGGACATGGAGGCCATCGAGGAAGGTTCCGCCGCTGTCAAGCGCTTCCCGAAATCGTGGGTGCCGAAGAACCCGTCCGCCCGTCACCTGATGGTGCAGTCCGCGCCGCTGGTGGCCCTGCTGCAGCCGGACGCCTTTATCAGCGCCCAGGTGCTGTCATAAATCAGGCTCATTCCATAAGGAGATCCATTATGAAAAAACATATTTCCCTTTTTGTGCTGCTGCTCATCGTTGCCATGGCGGCGGTTGCCACTGCCGGCACCATGCTGATTAAGGATAAGTCCAAATTGCAGACCCCGATCCAGAACCTGAAAGGGGCTGCCGCCATTCCGGCACAGAGTCGCTGTGACACCGCCGCCGATGGCACTGCCGCCTTCAAGACCTACACTGCTGCCGGTTATATCGGCATCAAGGCAGGTGCCTTCAATTACTCCACTGGCGCTCCTGAAGTAGTCAAATGGTACGAAGACGCCAAGCAGGTCTGGATCGGCACGGAATACGAGTCGGTCAATAAAGACGGCACCGCCATTTCCACCATCAAGGGTCAGGCCTTTACCAATAACACCACAAGTTTCTGTGTAAGGAGGCACTGACCGCCATGGCAAAGGAAACCACCATTACCCCGGTCGGCTGCTGCATCCCCTTTAAAGGCAAAGACCACCTTCCCGGCGACGTGCTCAGTATCGACAGCAAGGAAGCAAAACGCCTGATCGAGCAGGGGCTGGCCGAGCCGGCAAACAAAAAAGCAGCACAGCCTGCCGCTCCGGATAAACCGGTTATCGATGCCGCTGCCGTCAAAGCTGAACTCCTGGCAAAAATAGAGGCAGCTGCCACGGTTGAAGAGTTGACCGCACTCATGCCGGCAGAAGAGCCGGACGAAGAAATAACCGCCGCTTTTCAGGCCCGCATGGATGTACTTGAATCGGATCCGGAAGCCTGACCAGACTTTTAAAGCACTGACCAGATACCGGGAGCCAGCCTCCCGGTATTTATCGGGATTTTAAGAGGAGAGAGACAGATGAGTTTTGCCAGCCGCATAACCGGCATCAACAGCGTCGCTCTAAGCCGTTTCGCCAACGCTACCGCCCTTTCGGGGGCGGTAGCTATTCCGGTTATTTTTAACGCTACCCATAAAGGGGTGCAGCTTTTCGACGGTGAGGTTTCTTCCTCCAACCCCAACTGCACCATGGCGGCCGCAACGGCGGCCGCAAATAACCTGGATAACGGCAGCAGCCTGACTATCACCTGCGCCGAACTGGGAATCACTTCGCGGGCATACACGATCATTGACGTTCAACCCGATGGCGCCGGGCTGGTAGTGCTGCCGCTAACCGAAGCATGAGCAGCGTCCGCCAGCAACTGGTTGACGCCCTGGAAACGAGGTTGGGGCAGATCGTCTCCGGCAAGGTCTGGACACTGCCGACCGGGGCAACCCACACCTGCACAACGACAATCCTTAATGTGTGTCCCTGGCGCAAGACGCCTTTTTCAACCGCCCAGGTTCCGGCCATTGCCTTCTGGGATACGATGGCGCTCCCCGGCAACAGCCCGTTCGGCAGTTTCGATCACCGGCTGCAAGTTACGATTGCCGGGTTTATCTCCGGGAAAGCTGCCGCCGATAAACCGGCGGTTAACGCGGCTCGCGAACTCCAGGCCGACATCCTGGCTGCAATCGGTTCCGATCAGCGCTGGGGCGGATTGGCGCAGTGGACCGAGCTGGAAAACGTGCCGCTGGACATGGAGCAGGAGGGGGATGTTGTCGCCGCCTGCGAACTGCAGCTGACGATATATTACCGCACCGGCCTCTGGCAGATATGAGCCGCCGGCGCGAGATCCTCAACCATATCGCCGACCGGTTGCTGGCCATAGGCGGGGTGAGCAAGGTTGAAGCGTGGCGGCAGAACAGTTTTGTAACCTCAGGGCTCCCCGCCATTGCCTGGCGGGACCGGGTAGAAAAAGCCGACGCCCGGCTTTTCGGCGTAAACCGCTACCGCCTGACCGTTGTTTATGCCGCCTACCTGGCAAGTTCTGCCAGCGGCGCCCGGGAGTTGTTGGCACAGATGCTGGCGGCCATCGGCAGCGATCAGCAGCACAACCACCTGGCCCGCTACACCACGCTGCTCAGTTCGGCCATCGGTTTACAGGTAGCCGGGCAAACGGTCAGCGGCTGCCAGCTGCAGCTAGAGATTCTTTATACGGCCGTCGATAGCGCCGCAGAAACCAACCGGCTGCAGGATGAAAGCAGCAACAACCTTAGCGACGAAAACGGGGATACGCTGTCATGGTAAAAGCGTTTGCATGGATCAAGCAATATGGTGTCTGCCGCACTTGTGTCATGGTGCTGGCGGTACTGTTGCTGGTTATCTACGCCTTTGCCGCCGACAAGAAATATTACGAATTCCCCACTGGCCGCTATGTCCCCTCCGGCAAGGTGCTGGTATTTAACGGCCGCTCCAGCGTCAATCTTACTCTTAACCAGGTAAACGAGCCATTCATCAGCTGGTCGGCAGCACTGCGTCAAGAACTGAACGCCCTGCAGACGGCTTTGGACGGCGGCACTATTGGTCAGGTACTGACCAAATCCGGCGCCGCCGACTTCGATTTCGCCTGGGAAGATGCCAGCGGCGTCTCCAGCTGGAACGATCTCCCCGACAAACCAAACACCTTCCCGCCGTCGCCCCATTTCCAGAACATGAGCACGATTGACGGCCTGGAAGCCGCTCTGACAGCCAA